CAGGAGTCCAACCTTCCCGAAACATTTTTGACACATGAACATTATCTGATTCACCAAGGGTCTTGGTTCTTACCCATCTAAAAACCCAACCATCTTGCGGTGTGGGATCTGGAAGGATAGATGCAGGAACCCATGAATCACTAGGTCTTGCAGACGCTTCTCGCGTCTCGTTTTCTCTAGGTGTGCGCTCTTCAGTCATCAATTTCTCTCCTTTAAGAGTTGTCTTGCATACTGTTCATTGGTAAGTCCGATTCGCTTGGCGAGAGCGACTTGACTAGGCGTTAACTGTATTTTGCGCGGTTTGGCACCGTTGTTCCGCGAGGAAGGTGCCACCACCGACGAAGGTTGACTAGGGTTCACAGTCGCGCTACGCCCATCTGTATCGCTAGAATCGCCCCAATCATAATCTGGAAATCTTTGACGCATCGTTGCGTCTACCGTATCAAAATACTCCTTGCTGTTAGGAGCAATCCCGCGCCTCACAAGGGCGGTGTGTGTTCCGTATGCAAGGCTGGTCATTTCTTCATAACCGTCTTTCATAAACCAAGGATTATCAGCAGCCCATCTCTGAGCTTCAGGCTCTGGCTGCGCTACAGGTTGTTGTTGGTACTGTTGCGCTGGTTGCTGATATTGTTGAGGTTGTTGTTGATACTGCTGCTCTCTGGCTTGAGCCTGTTGAGCCTGTTGAGCAATGCTTGATTCGTATTTCTCAGCTTCTCTCAACTCAGCTTGAGCCGTCATTAGGCGCTCATTAGCCGAAACAACGCTTTCGCTATCGCCTTCCTCATAAGCTTTTTTGTATGAGGTTTTTGCAGACTCTAAAGCGATCTGAGCTTTTTGTTTTATCTGCCCAACCAAAGCAGACTCACCACGACTAATAAGAGATTCATACTCTTTGTTTTTAGCCGCAAGAGTTTGAGCAACAACAACAGCTTCTTCGCGCATCTTTTCAGCAGCTTCTCGCTGCCTACGCTCTTCGTTTTGCTCGTAGCGAAGTTTGTTTATTCTTTTCTGGACTCTCTCGCTGTAACCAGAAAGCTCCTCATCATCAGATTCTTCTGATGCAGCCTCTACTTTAGGAGGGCGACGATCCTCTTCTGGACGATCATCAACAATCTCTAATTCAAAGTCATCCGACTCAGACGCAACAGGCCCATCAATAGGGGTTCCTACAGTGTGTTTAACACCAAAGAACTTATCCTCAGATGAGGTTTCTTGAAAATCTTCTTGAACTTCACTCATAACTTAACAATCCCCCGTGGATCTTCCACAACAGCTTCAACGCTATCGTCGTTAATCAAGCGGAACTCTTTATCGTGAACCTTAAATCTGGTTCCAGAATAAGACCGCATAAGAATAAAATCACCTTCCTTACAGGATGGCCCAGACGGAAACCGCTGCGAATCGCTATACGCATCTGGCCCTAGAGCCAAAACCATACCTACGATTGATCCTATTTCTTCGTTGTGCAGCGTTTCGGCGGCTTTGAGTATGCCACCCGCCGTTTTTTCTTCGGGTTCTGGTAAAGCAATAAGTATTTTATAGCCCCTAGGTTGAGGCAACTGCTTTGCTTTGCGTGACTGCTCATCTTCTTGCGAGCTTTTGTCATCGTTTATTGCTAATGATTCGCTCATTAGTTGTCCTTTGCACTGGAAAAAAGCGTCCAGAGTCGCTTGCACCGCTTATGCGGAGAATCAGTTTTCTTCTATCCTACTCTTCAAGTCTAGAAGCTCACGTTCTGCTAAGGCCAATCCTTCAATTATCCCGCAGCACTTCGTGTATTCACTAAAATCTTTACAGCCACCACCAGCTATATGGTCAGTGTACTCATTCATTTGATTGCGAAAGGACTTCCTTAAAAAATCAAAAGAGTTTGCTGGAGAAAAACTATCCATCCAATAAATCTTCTGCTATATCCTTTCCAATTCTCAAGCCCTCTATTTGCTCTTTGGAGCTTATTCTTCGGGCTTCTAACTCATTCCTACCTTTATCTTCAGAAATTCTCAAAGCAAGTTTAGCTTCCTCAGTGCGCTCTTGAAGACTTAGCTTGGCCTGATCTAACTGAGAGCGTTGAGTAGCCTTTTGCATATCCAACTGTATCTTAGCCATTTCGGACTGAGCCTTAGTTTGCGCCTCCATCTCTTTAATTTGCAACTCTTTTTGTTGCATCTGTATTACTGGATCTTGTGCCTGCTGCTGTGCTTGTTTTGCTTGCGCTTCTTGTTGATTCTTACCTTTAAGTTGTTCTGCTGCTGGAGCTACAAGTTGAGATATACGATATTCAATATCTTCAGGCAAAGCCTCATTAGGCGTGGGCAGTTGAACGCCAAGCTGCTTTTCAACCTCTAATCTGTACTGGAACGCTAAGTGTTCTTGTATGTGAGCCGCCAGCGCAGCCCCAGCCTTCTTCGCATTAGGACTCTTAGACATGATCTCCATGATTTTAGGGTCTTCCGTGAGAGATTTATGAGCAAGTATGTGGGCTTCATGGTCTTGGTAGATAAATGCCTTTACAGGCTCGCCGTTAATAAAGTTCATATTCTCTGATATTGGGTCTGTAGGCGTCATATCGGCCTCTACAGGCACAATCTTGTCAGCATCCCTAATATTTAGTATTTCAAGCATTTGACGATGCAAAAGAGGCATATCGTACATATCAGGCGCTTGAGCAGCTAATTGTAGTGCCGCTTGATACTGCATAATACGTTGAGCCATCGTCCCAGCGTTAGGATCACTAACAGGAATGATGTCAACGCGATCATCAAAGTCCTCACGGGTCAAATCTCGGCCTTCCTCTGAGTACGGATACTCTTGAGGGCCAAAATCACGAACAATATCCGACAAAAGACGCAATTCAACGCGCATAGAGGCATGTAAACGGGCTTGAACCGCGCTCATTACCTTCATAGAGCGTTCCATAATCGCTAAAGTGGTGCCAACTGGCGCTTCAGCGTTCATATCAGCCGCTTTTACGTCCCCAGCAGAGGCAAAACGTCGCCCTTCCTCTACAATATCGCCCATAAGCTGGTACAACACAGTGCTTGGCTCTTTGTAGGGCAAAAATCGGATATTATCTTGGATTGTGCCGCCCGGAACGTCCACATCACGGAACTCTCCCGGCATAATTGGCGTGTCATCGCCCTTAATTCGCAATCCTCTAGACTTCAAACCGCCCGGAAGGTTGGCTAAGGTGCCTGCGTCTACCAATTGGCGCAGTATTGATGTCGCTGACTTGGCTAAACCACCAATCATGTGGATCAATCCAAACCCATAGAAGCCCAATCCGGGCATATACTGGTAGTGGACGTAGTGCTGGCGCTTTAATTTGTCAACATCGTTCTCGTAGTAGTTCCTTCGGATAGCCAAAATGGTTCTAGAAGACAACTCAATGCTTACAACATAGGGTAACTGGATGCCTGTAGGCTCACCTTTGTCGGTATCCTCAAAGCCCTCAAGATCTAGGTCAACCATCATCTCTAAAATGGTGTGCCTGCTGTCATTCTCATAGCTTGGGCTATCGCCAGTAAGCTCATTGTACTTATCTAAAACCCTGTCGGAGCTACTGCTTGATGAAGGAGAAGGCAAATCAACGTCAGCATAAAACCCAGACACTTGAGACTTTCTTATTTCATTACCAGTGCGCTTCATTATGTGAGTTGCGCGTTCACAGGTCATAAGATCAGAAGCGCCATAGCTCACAACAAAGTCTTCAGCGGGAACAAACATGCTGCAAGGGCGATTCATATTCGTATCAAAGTAAATTTTTCTAAAAGCAGAACCAGCCAAAGGCAAAGAAAACAACATCTTTTCCGTTTCTGACCTGTACTCAGTCATCTTTTCTGTGACCAAGTAGTTCAAGTAGTCCTGAACCCTGTTGGCTTGCTTCTCTTTCTCAGAATCCATCTTGCCAACGATGGTTGTTTTTACTGGCCCTCTCGCGGGAAATAGCTCTTGTATTGCTTGAGACTGAAAACGAATCACTGACTCAGTAAGGAGTGGGTGAAAAACACCACAAGCACCGTCCCAAGGGGTAGTCCTTTCTTCATGCTTCAAACCAAGAAGATCTAATCCCTCTATGTAAGAACGCTCCCAATCAGAACGACTCTCTTTGTCTGCCTTAAAGGCACCAATCAGATCAGACGCTATTCCATCAAGAACATCGTCTTCAATAAACTCCGCTAAGTTTGCATCGTGAGGAACTTCGCCTTGAAGATCATCAGCATCAAACTCAAAGAAGGTTTCATCTCCAGAAGAAATAGAGACAGACTCAGGATCTACTATTTCAATCTCTAAAGCCTCTCCTTCCATCATGGGAGACATTGGAGTTTCTAATGGTCGCTCAACAGCCATTATCCGTTTTTCCCAAATTTTTGAGGTCTAGCAGCGCCACAGCCTCTAGCAACCGTCACCTTACGACCACCAGCCATATTCCTAGAAACTCTAGCTTTGCCTCTACCGCCACCCATCTTGCTTGGAACCTTTGCTTTGTCGCCTAAGCTGAAAGGGTCTTTAGCAATCATTACTGCGTTTTTTACATACGGATCATTAACAACCATTGATGGCAAATCTTTTACCATTTGCTTGGTGTTTTTAGCGTAACGCTTTGCGGTTTTTGCAGCTTCTTTAGGAATGCTTGCATAACCTCTAGCAAGCTCTTTCGCTAGACTGCGCTTTTTAGAGCCTGTGGTTCCGTTAGCCATTATCCGTTTTTCCTAAAATTCTGCGGTCTGGCAGCGCCAGAGCCTCTAGCTATTGTAACTTTGCCGCCGCCCTTATAGTTGACTCCACCTTTCAGCAAACTAGGGTTCGCTTTAGCTCGCGCTCTATTTTTTTCTTGCTTAGCCTTGTTCTTTTTTTCTCTAGCAAGCCTTTCTCTGGTTGCGGTTCTTATTTCTTTCGCCCTAGCTTCTGGAGATAGGCCCCCTCTTCCTCCATAGCCGGGTATGGCACCAAGAATGCCCTCCCTTTTAATTTTTGGGCCTATGACATCTCTAGGAGCATCAATAAAAAGATCTTTAGCTAGATAAAAAGGATTTTTACTTTTTCGGTCAAGATCGGCAGCAATCTCTTTTGGAGTATAATCGCTGACAAGTGCTTCCCTAAACCTTCTGTCATATTCCTTTTTGGGGATCTTTTTTTTGCCGTTTTTCTTTGTGGCATCTGCTCCTTTAGCCATGTTTAGCCTTTGCCTCCGCGCTTGCCGCCCTTGGTAGCCATCTTAGAACCCATGACCTTGCCACCTTTGAAGTAGCCCTTGGTCTTAGGAACCATGCCGCCTCTTTGCATTTTGCCTTCACCATCAGCAGCAAAGAACGGAACCATCTTCCCATTCTTTTCAACCATAGGCAGCTTGCCGCCCTTGTTCATGCCTTTAGCTTTCATACCGCCAGCCATGCCCATCTTGGTCTTGCCGCCCCTGTTGTAACCTTTACTCTTCATCTTCATGCAAGTCTCCTGCATATAAATTATCAAAAACCTGATTTACGTCTANGGTGTAATCCANNTCTGATTTGCTGTAATGAATATGTTGAGATGGCCTAAAATCAGGCGCACCTTCTCCTGTCTCAAACCATGCAGGATGCGTGACCCTAACACGATTATTTGGCAAAGCTACGATGTTTCCCGTGTACGGGCCAGCATCAAGTAGCTCCATAACATGACTCTGCTTATGTTGAGCAGGGTCATCTGCAATCTCGTTGTTTGTGTAATCTACTGTGAAGTAATACTTCGCAGGATAGAACTGACCATCTATCTTTGCTAACCAAGGACAAGGTGTTGCTCTTTCTAAGACATACACGCTGTGATCCCTAGAGCTACAGTCCCAAGGCTGCGCTGCCCATACAGGCATTGGTTCAGGCCACTCATCATACGGAGTATCAGCAACCAGCGCCGTTATCGGCATTCTTGCCCACATTGCGCCACCATGAACATTCGGCTCATCAGTGTCGTAGGTTTCTGCCCCAGTAAAGATGACCTGAAAACTCAAGCATCTTGTAGGCATGGCCGTAACCGCAATCGCCATAGCATGAAGGAACTCTCCATGATATTTCGTATGGTTATGCGTGTACTCCTTTCTCACCCAGCACTTAAAATACGGGATGTTACTTTGAAGGTATGCCATCAAGCAGCATCCTTATAAAATTCTTCTTCCCAAACCTTGTGCCTTTTTATCGGCTCTCTGAAATAAGTCATGTATCTTGCTAAATAAACGATTAAGTGGTTCAACCAATTCAACGGTCTAGGCAGCGGTCTCATGTAGTCCATAAACAAAACCACTCTATTACGGTCTGTCATGTTTACAGCTATGTGTTCGTAGGTGTCATCAAAGACAACAGCCTTGCCTTCTTCCCACCGATACTCCTGCTCGTTCACCACCAACACGCAGCCTTTACCTTCGGTTGGTATATCAAGACCCAGATGCACCCTGAGTATCCCACACCACGGGCCTTCGTGGGGCATCAACATCTTTTTTGGCCCGATCACTGAGAAGTAGGCAGATATTAAATTCTTATCGGCGTCTATGATCTTCATAGTCTCAGGGAACTCTTGGCAGTTCCGATCAAAACGGATCTTGCCTGCCTTCAAGAAAAACATCTTCCACTTGTCATCGTTAGAGATGTATATCTGATCTGGGCTGATGGTTTGAAATGGCGCGAACTCATCTACACGGTTCCGCATCTTCTCAAACTCAGCCCTGATTACATCGTAGTTTTGTTCTAGAACAGCGGTGACAGGGAAATCTGCGTTATCAAAAAACACACGATTGCCCTTTTTTGAAAACTTTCGGAATATTGGCCTAAAGGTCTTTTCAACAAACCAGCCATTTACTTCAGTCATTAGTAGTATTCAGCCCTCTTTGGGTAAAAAGGCTCATCCTCTTCATCACTGCTTAATCTTAGAAAACCACCCTGCCTGAACCGCAGTAGTGCCTGTGTGGACGAATCCACAAGGTCATCATGCTCACCCGCAGGGAATGACGCAAACTCCTCTACAACCTCTTCTGCGAACCTTGTGTTAGGTCGCCATACGTTACCAGAGGCAAATAGATCAGAGACTGCGTTCACGCGANNNATCTTGTCATTACCCCTAGAAGGGGTGTATTCAGCAACTGGTATTCCCATAGCTCTTAATTCAAAGATTAAGGGGGTGCCAGCCGCTTTAGCTTCCACGATGCAGGCATCGGGTTGCCAGTAATTGTAAAACTCTTGAGCCGTCTTCTTTAGCTCTGGGAACTCTAACCGCTCCTTATGGGCATCAAGCAAGATAATGTTTGCTTGGGTGGTGCCATTGTCATCGGGCTTGTAAAAAACTCCCCATGTTGTGCAAGCAGAGTAGTCAGACCTTTGTGTCTTGAGAAAAGCAGTATCCCAAGACTGAATGACAAACTCACACTGGGGAGGAACATCACTGTCCCATTCTTGCCACCACTCACGCTTAACCAAAGCACCCTCCTCCGAGGTGGGGTTTTGCTGGTACTGGGCATTCCATTTGGGAGCAGGTAGTTCGTTCCTTA